AAGCTGGCGGCACTCGACATGTCGGGCGGCGTGGAGGGCGATGCAGCCGCGCACAAGACCAACGACCCCAACGCGATGGCTTGGCGTTACGGCTGCGTTCTGGCGGGTTTTCCGGGTTGAATGATACCCATATCTCTGAACCGCTCTTGCGCATCGTCGGGATAAGCGCGTTCCAGCTTTCCGCCGTCACCGGGTTGGCCTCTTCCAGCCACGCCGCGTCGAAGTCCGAGAAGCCCTTCAGTTTCTGCGTGTTTAGCCGGGTGGCGCTGGCCTTGATGCCCGAGAACCGGATGCAACCGCCAGACGTGAGGCACTTGATCTCGGTTTTCAGTATCTCGAAATGCGCTTCAAGTCCGCGCCGTTCGATCTCCGCGACGAACTCCTGATACACGCTGTCCGCGATGCTCTCCATGATCTCGCGGAAGCAGACCACTCTCCACCCGAAATACAGCACATTGCTTGTCAAGATGGTGCAGAATGTGCGCGTCTTGGCGCTGCCTCGCCCGCCGTGGGCCACTTTGAAGCGCGCGGGCTGTAGATAGTCCCGATAGGCCGGGAAAATGTCGAGAACCTCCTGTGTCACTTGTCGGTGATATTGTAGACCGGGGCTTTCGGGGTCATGGAGCCGTCAGTCGAGGTGTGATCGACCGACATGGCTGGCTTACCGTAGCCACGATCAAGCAGGGCGTTCGCCGCAGAAACCCGCGCGGCCTCACTCTCGCCAGTCTGCGCAATCTGCACCAGAGTTTCGAGCGCCGCCCCGGTATGCTGCCTCGCTAGTTCGCTCAGAGTAGCCCCTGCATCGCGGGTTAGTTTGTCCTTGGCACCCTTAGGGCGACCTGCGCCGGGGCGCTTACCCCCCCGTTGTGACATAGTGATTTCCTCTGATTGATTTCAAATACCCCGTGAAACGCCGTGGAACACACCTCTCAGCACCCCGTGATGAGTTTCTGCATTGTGGTGCGCCTTTGCGCCTCTCGCGCTGTGCGGGGCTTATTTGGGCCATCCCAATCCCCTCTCATCCATCCCGGGGCGGCGCTACGGACTGGATCGCAGTGGCCATCCGCCTCCCTCTCCATTCCCGGCGCTCTGCCTTGAGTATTTCCAGACCGCCGCATTCCTCGATCCAGCGGAGCATAACGTCGGTGCGCGCGCCGTAGTATCGTTCGATGCCGCGCCAACCGTCCTCTACGAAGCGCTGCCGGAAGCCTTGCGGGGCGGGTTCACGGGTTCGGTTGCATGTCATGCCGGTTCGATTTCACCCCCGTTAGCCTCTGCGATCAGTTCTGCCGCTTCGATGCGCACATCGTGCGGAAGCCGGTTCCAGTGGCGCAGGAAGGCGGCGAGCAGGCTATCCCCATCCTGTTCAGGCTTGGGAGTGACTTCGCGACCTTGCAGCGTCCTGACGGCAGCACGAACCTGCGCAACGGTCATACCTTCGCGTTCGGCGCGGTCGAGCAGCATGTCAGCGGCTTCCGGTGATTGCTTTGCGAGGGGCGCGACTTCCGCATGGTGCGACCATTCGAGAGCGTCCCGACGTCGGGACGTTTCAAGCGACCGGCAGACCGTCCCGTAATTGCGCAGCGTTTGGAAGGACTTCCCGAACACACCCTCGGCGACTACCTCGGCCCTGTCGCCGTAGCGGTGCTCTCCGAACGCCCACCAGTCGCCAATCCACCAGTTCAGCACCTTTTCCCGCGCGGCCAGTTCGCGCCCAATGTGCTGCCACTGGTCGAAGGTGGTTGAGGGGGGAAGGGAAAGCGACAGGCTTGTCGATGGTGGCAGCGCGTCGTCAATTTCAATCGTCGTAATGGCATTCATCTCAAAACTCCCTGTCGTGAATTGCCGTCACCGCTCGTAGCGCCTTTCGAGCGCGGGGCTTGGTGAAGTGCCGTGCCATGCTCATCCCTCCCTTGTTGCCAGTGCTGCGATCTGCGGGTGTAGGTCTGCAACGGTGATCTGCGCGGAATTACCGTCAATTTTTCTAACCGAGAATTTCAGGCCATGGTCTTTTCCGTAAGCGGATGCGGCGGCTCTTAGTTTCGGGAGAGGTGCGTCATGGATGACATAAGCTTGCCCTGCCTGCATTTCGTGGAACCCATACATGGACCTTGCTGGCTGCTGATTGTCCTCTCCTGCCCAAAGGTGGACCTTGTAGCATTGGCCTCCGCATTCTTCAGCAAACTGGGGTGTGAACCATCCTGACGATCTGCCTGCATTGATGGCAGTGCGCAAGATTTCTTCCATGAGGCCATGAAAGACAGTTTCCATGTCGTCGGGCATATCGATGGACCTCTCCCACAGATACTTGCGGAAGGCATCCGAAGCACGGCGCATCACGACCTTGCTGATTTCATACCCGTCATATCGCTTGTGCCCGGCCATTTGCGTTTTCTCCGTGAGCAGAGCCTCTATACCGCCAAATTTATAAACTAAAAAGACTGTCCGTCAACGCCCTTGTGCGCGCGCGATGTGCCACCTTAAAAAAAATAAGAGATATTTTTGTTTTCCTGCGCAAGGGCGTTGATGGACAGTCTTCATTCGGTTGATATGACGACTGTCACCAACTGTCCCTTGCGCGTGAGCTTTGTGTTTTTGACTGTCACCAACTGTCACCACCCTAACAGGGGCCATCAATCATCCCCTGCCATGTCGGCCAGAACCTGCCTCATGTCGGCGCGGCGGGTGCGTTCCTCGTCTGCCATTTCAGCAAACATCGTATGCACTGCCGGGTTGACATCCCATGATGGCGCATCGGTTCGGCGGCCTTGCTGCGCCAGCCAACCGAATGCTTCAAGCTGCTCGAATATGCGCCCGCCTTCATCACGGGTGAGACGGCGCATGGAACGCGATCCGCGCGATAGGGTGCGCATGGTGACCGACTTGAGGTTATGGGCCAGGATGTATCCTGCAACGTCTCTCAGCGTCTCATGGTCGTCTGCAAGGCCGATGGTGCCAAAGTAGAACGCGCAGGCGTGCTTCATCATGTAGCGGTGCATGAATTCTGCAACACGCGCCGCCGTGTCTCCTGAGACGAACAGCGGAAGGTCATCGCGGTCGATATTCTCGATGCAATGCCAGATGATGCAGAGGCGCGGAAACATGCCATCCCATTTGCCAATATGCGCAGCCAGCTTCTTGTTGAAGCCTTCGATGCTGGAGACGATGCGGTGATGCTTGCGGGCCAGTTCCTCCCGGACCTGCCTTGCATCGTCATCGAACTGCATGGGTTGCTTGCCTAGAAACGATTGCGGAGCTTCAAGCGCGTGCAGGCGCTCGATAAGGGCGTCGTATTCGCCTGCGACATCCGGCATCTCGACATCCTTATCGACGCCGGACGGGCGCAGTACGACAGGAATGAACCGCTGGATAAGGCCATCGTCGGTGCTGTCCGAGACGATCTTGCGGATGGCATCGGGCTGGACGCCGCCAAGGATGCTGATCGACAGGTTTTCAATCAGGATGGATTTGCGGGATACCCGGTTCACGGCCATCTGCCCGCCGTTGTAAGCGCGCAGCCAGAACGATCGATCCTTGGCGCCGCCCTTTCCGCCGCGGTATTTCTCGATGCCGCCAAACCAGCCTGACAGCTCGTCCTGAAGCGCCAGAACGCCATCCGGGGAATGCACGCAGACCTCCTGCGCAGCTTCCATCGTCGTGTCCTCTATGCGCAGGCGAACCGGCACCGGCATATCGCCATGCTCGCCGTCCTCCTTCCACTTGGTAAAGTCGCGGTTATACTGGCGCAGCATCTCGGTATCGATGGCAGACACGCGGGTTGCAGCGGCCTTCATGATAGGGCTTTTCTTGTAGCTGGGGTCGCCCACCAGCATGATCCACAACCGCGCCTCTTCATGCCATTTCTCGTGCTGCTTGACCTTGATGCTGATGCGGTCGCGGATGACGGCGCAGCACGCAGCAAGCGCGGCCATGGCAATGCCGCCGGGATCAACACCCATCATGTCGGCGCGGATAGTGGCAAACCGCTCGATAATCGGCGGCAATAATCCACGCGGAAACGGCGGCGGCGGATATTGTGCCCAAAGATTAGTCGGGCCTGTTTCAGCCTTGGCAGCATCGGCCTCGCGCTGTCGGTCTCGGGCGTATTTCGACAAGGCACGGTTGAACGTCTCTGCAACCGATGCCGTGCCCCGCGCCTTGGCCTGGTCGTTGAAGTCGTCGCCCTCATCCGGGACGACAAGCGGGCAATCGAGCGCGGCGGCAAGGCCGGTCATTTCATCAATGGCGTTGCGGTCGCAGGCAATGACAATGGCCGCGCCTGCATCGTGATATTCGCGGGCGATGTTGTGGATATTGGCCTTGGAGAACGCCACGCACACCTGATCCGGGATGGCATCGTAGATGCTGGCACCTGTGGCATAGCCCTCGCAGATAATTGTGCGGCCCATGTGGATGCCGATGGTCATGCGGCCATATTTGGACAGCGCGCCGGCATGGAACCGCTTGCCGCCATCGGGCGCAATGGCCTGCACTGACATGATTTCGCCGTCTGGCCCGTAAAGCGGCAGCAGCAGGTTTTGGCCTTCCTGCCTGCACCCGTGCGATTCGACGCACTTGCGTGTCAGGTAGGGATTGTCACCATCGGCAGGATCTGCATTCTCCCACCGTTGGGATGCGCGCAGGGTAGCGGCGGCATGGGCCTTGGCCTGCGCCTCCTCGCGCTCTTTCATGACGCGCTTGCGGGCTGCGCGCTCCTCATCCGTCATGCGCAGGGTATCGCCGCCAGTCAGCAGATTGACCGCGCCGATTGTGTCTATGCCTTTTGATGCTGCGATGAAGTCCACCACGTCGCCATGCCAACCGCAACCGAAGCAATGGGCGAATTGCTTTTCCGGGACGACATAGAAGCTGGGCGTTTTCTCATGGTGAAACGGGCAGCATCCGACAAGTTCGCGGCCCTTGGCCTTGAGCGGGACAATGCCGCCGATGACTTCGGCAATCGGATGCGCGGTGCGGATTGCATCCCAGTCGAGCGACGTGCGGGTGTCAGTCATGGGCGGAACCTCCCATGTCTGCGCTTCCGCCTAGACGTGCCGTCTCTCGCAGGTATTCAGCAAGGCGTTGCAGCGTCTTGACCTTGGGATTGCCGTCGCTGCTATCGCGAATAGCTCTGATTGTCGGTTCACTGACGCCTGTTTTTTCCGCAATGACGGATAGCCTGCGGTCCGCCAAGGCACCGCGTATCCATTGCAATTCATCCATGATTGTTCGCCCTCGTTCAGCTTGCTGTTTTCGTATATCGAAAGTGCGCTTTCGGTATTGCAAAACGAAAGTCATTCTGGCAAGCCCTGATTTGCAGCGTGTAGGTCCGTCGCTGCCGGACAAGCCCAATGAGGTGACAAAATGATACTGCTCGATATGCCGAGCGTAACCGACGAACAGGAGGCAGAGGCCTTGATGTTCTATCATTTGAAGATGGCTGCGGCCTACTTCGAGGTTACCGGCCTTTCCCACAAAATCCCTGAAGAATTTTCGTCTCCGGCCATGAAGATTTGGCTTGACGCGATGGACGCCCTTTACCCGGAGGATTAAACATGAGTGTGCTCGAAAGTATATCGACGCCAGAAGACCGCGCGCCGATTATCACGATCTGCGGAGACGCAGGCACTGGCAAGACTTCGCTTGCCGCAACATTCCCCAAGCCGATTTTCATTCGCGCCGAGGACGGCCTTGCCGCTATTCCCCGTGACCAGCGGCCCGATGCATTTCCGTTGCTGCAAAAGGCGGACAACCTGTGGCCGATGCTTCTGGCGCTGCTGCAAGAGGATCATGCATACAAGACCATCGTGATTGACAGTGTGTCCGCAATCGACGTGCTGTTTACCAAGGCCATCCTTAAGAAGGACGGGCGGGCGCAGACGCTATCGACGGCGCTGGGCGGCTATGGCGCGGGCTATCAGGCGCTTGCCGGGATGCACGCGCGGCTGCGTAAGGCGGCTGGCCTCTTGAACGAGCGCAAGGGCATGAACGTGGTATTCATCGCCCATGCCGATCTGGAGACGATGCGACTGCCCGACACCGACGATTACAAGCGGTATTCCCTGCGTCTGCCGGCGAAGTCTCTGCCGCCGTATGTGGACGATGTGGACATGGTGGCGTTTATCCGGCTTGTATCGGCACTGCGCGGCGACGATGGCGACCGCAAGAAAGTCATTTCGAGCGGCGAGCGCGAACTGATCTGCTACGCGACGGCGGCAAGCGTCAGCAAGAACCGCTACAACATCACCGAGCCGCTGGATTGCCCGCCGGAAACGAACCCGCTGCTGGAACTGCTGCCGATATCGCGCGAGGCGACAAAGCCCAAAACGAAGCCGCGCGCCAAGCCTGAAACCACCACCGAACCCGAAACCGAAGCCAGCGACGTGTCTGCACTCGCTGAAATGGAGTAACTGACATGTCATTCTGGAACACCAGCGACGGCGAAGTCGCTACCGATACCGGCACAGAATATGAACAGAGCGGCGGTTTTGTCATCATTCCCGATGACAGCAACGTCATGGCGTTCATCAACAGCGCGGGCTGGGCCGATGATAACGGCCTGCGCTATGTTTTGTTGAGTTGGACTATCGTCAAGCCGCAGGAAGTTGTCGGCGTGAAAATCCCGCAGAAGCTATGGGTTCAGGACGATGATCCGCGCGCCAAGGATGGCAAGAAGAAGCGCGACAAGGCGCTGCGGATGCTGGCTGCCATCGATGCCAATTGCGGCGGCAGGCTATCGAAGTTGCAGGCCGCGCCGACCGATAAACAACTTCTGATCGCTCTGACGAACAAGGAAATGGTCATCAAGGTCAAGGTGTGGTCGATGGACGGCGACAACGGCAAGATGGAAGGCAACTGGATTGCGGGCGTGTTCCCCAAGACCAAGGCCGTTGAACTCAAGGGCGAAGTCACGAAGGCCGCGCCGAAGCCGAAGCCAGCGGCGGACCCGTTCTCTGATCTTGACGACGACATTCCGTTTTAAGGGCCTGCCGTTAAGCCGCTGGCAGGCCGGGAATAGTCTGCCACCATTTTGCCACCAGACAGGACAC